AATACATGCAGAACTTTGTCGTTCAAAAAAAAATCTTTTACGTTCATTCGGAAGATAGAGACATTGCAAAATGGCCTTCGTCTTCCGTCTTTGCAGTGGACCCTCCTATAGAGTACAAAAATGTCGTCAGCTTACGTTTAGCAGACATTGATCTTCCACCTCTTTACGTCTTTTCTGAACAAAATCAAAACTTGACCCTTACCCTAACCTACATTGCCACTACCAGAACTATTACTTTATCGGAAGGTACGTATACCGGCGTCCAACTTGCCACTGAATTACAAGGACGAATGAATGCCGCCTATACTGGCTACGTCGGTTTTACCAGTTTTACAGTAACGTATGACCCTGCTTCTTTCAAATTTGTCTTTTATAATCCAAACCCTTTTCAATTTGATTTTACCCAGTCTACGTCTCCCATGTTCACTCAATCGTCTCAATGGGGATTAGGAAGCTACCTCGGCTTTGAAAAAAAGGTATATACAGCCGGAACCAACGTGAATTATCAAGTGGTTATTCCATCCAGTTATTATTCCATCATCTCTCCTTATCCTGCATCCCTGGAAGGTGAACCATACCTGTACATGGAACTAGAGTTGTACAACAGTATGGATGAACTGACACCCTATACCATGCGAAGCAATAATCTCACAAGTGCCAAGTACAGTGGAAAACATAATTGTGCCTTTGCCAAAATACCTAGAATTGCCGTTCCTGGTAACCCAGTTTACGTAAGCAAGTCCAACTTTTTAAACAATTTATTTTTCAATGACCCTCCCTTGGAACGTGTACAAAAATTTCAGTTTAAATTTCGCTATCATGACGGACGTATCGTTGATTTTGGACTGACCAATTTTAGTTTTAGCATTGAAATTACCATGTTACGCCCCGATTCCATCAAACCATCGTTTCAAGTACAGCCTAATTTTTATGAACTTACTTAATTATGTTTAATTTTGATAAACTTTTAGGAAAGGACTTGTATGAACTATAGAAAAAATAAAAATACAGACTTTTGTAAACAATTAGAAGAAATTCTTGACGTAACGAATATTCAAAACTATATTCCTTTGTACACCCGTTTCTTTGAACTCAATGAAACAAACTGGAACTCTATCAATTTAGACCATCCACCTATGAAAGCACTTGAAGTAGACGAAGAAATTACCATGAACGGTGCACCTCTTTTCTTCAAGTTTTCACCCCTTTTAGATCCTCTCAAGTATTTAACGGGTGCTTATGAATCGTACGACAATACCCTTCCTTCTTTGACTCATGTCCCTCATCCTAAAATGTCCGACGTGAACAACTCTTCTTATGTAGATGGGTTCTTCTATTATTTATCTAACCTCCTCTTGAACAAAGGTTTTCTTCACGGTACTCTTTTTCACGGAAGCTTTTTAGGTATCAAACAAGACTTTCTCTACGATATCTCGGAAGAAGTAGATAGGCTAGAAGACTGTGAATTCTTTCACCGTAATCACGGCACCTTATTTGAATTAGATCAAGACTATCACTTTTCCGATTCTCGCAAGTACAAGGAGAAGGTTGTCCTAAGTGATGAACCCGTAGAGATTGAATTTGATTCGTTGGATGACGTTTGTGTACAATCCAAAGAAGAAAAGTTTTGTATGGATTTACATGCCGTCATGAAACAATTTCCCGTTCAAATCATTGCCATGGAAAAGTACGAAGATACCCTGGATTCTTTTCTGGATGAAATGAATACTCAGGAGCTCACCTCTTGTTTAATGCAAGTCATCATGACCTTACTCGCCTACCAAAAAGTATTTGCCTTTGTACACAATGATCTTCACACCAACAACATCATGTACGTACATACCGAGTTAACACATCTCACCTACTGTTATCACGGCGTCTACTACAAAGTACCCACCTACGGCAAATTATACAAAATCATTGATTATGGACGCGCCATTTATACCTTTCAAGGAAAACGTTTCGTGTCCGATAGCTTTCATCCAGAAGGCGATGCCGCCACTCAATACAACATGGAACCCTTCTTTGATTGTGCAGAGCCACCTCTAGATGCAAACCCGAGCTTTGACCTTTGTCGCTTAGCTTGCTCCATCCTAGAAGGATACGAAGAAGAAGAGGAAATCTTCACTGTGCTGAAAGAATGGTCGCAAGACGATGCAGGCGAAAGCGTACTTTTCAAAGATGGACGCGAACGGTACCCTGACTTTGAATTATACCGAATGATTGCGCGTACCGTCCATAACCATACACCAATCGCTCAATTATCTAGACCCATTTTTGCCAATTTTGAATGTCCCCCATGTGTTTGCATGAACATAGATAGTTTTCTACCTATGTAATATGATAGATTCATTTTATATCACTTATGTTTTGTTGCTTACTACCGGAACCATTACCTTGATTGAAGCCTTGCGCACCAAAGTAAGGATGGTTCAACACATTATGAATTTAGAAACGTGCATCTCTGTAGTCGCCGGCTACTTTTATTCCGTCTTTCACGAAAAAGTTAAAAAGATGAAGGAAATCAACTGGAAGGAAATGACTCGTCTTCGTTACATAGATTGGGCCATTACTACCCCTATGATGCTCTTGGTGTTATCTCTTGTACTATCCTTTAATACGAAAACACCCATCAAGCTACACTGGTTTATCCTTACCGTCTTTTTCAACTATGTCATGTTATATACTGGTTATTTAGGTGAATCGGGACAACTAGAGAGAATCACCGCATCTATACTTGGTTTCATTGCCCTTTTTCTTACGTATGGCTTGATCTTTATGAACTATATGCTCAAATACAATCGCGATAATACGGTATTGTTTAGCATATTCACAGTAGTGTGGAGCATGTACGGTGTCGCCTATTACTTTGAGGAAATGCAGAAGAATATTGCCTATAATTATTTAGATTTAATCTCCAAATGTTTAGTTGGGATTGGTTTATGGATCTATTACGTAAAAATTATTAAAACGGCATAGCATGGATCCTCTTTTATGTTTAGCGATAGTCGCCTTTATCTACTTTATCGCTTTTACCTACGTACTTTACCTCTATTTAGAAAAGACACACGTTCACTATTCTAAAAAATTAGATACCATTCTTACATGGGTATCAAAAAACAAATCAAAACATGTGTAGGTATCTATTATGGGTTACTTCATCTTGTCATTACGGTAACTTGTTGTACCGTTCTTCTTTTTGATAACAATGTCCTTCATCTCATCATCATGTTTAATTTATTAGCCGTAGATGCATTGACCTGTGTCCTCTTGAAAAATTGTCCCCTTACCATTCTAGAAAATAAATACTTGAAAAAAACTTGGATCACAGAACGAATGACACTTTTGCGTGACTTTTCCATTGATTACCAATGTAACCATCAATATGAATCTACTTTGGAAATATTAATCAATATTGGTGCCTTGTTCATTTTAAAAATTGCTGTTTTATTTTTACTTTTATTATTTCCTTTTTCTATCACTGTAAATAAGCCAGCTTTTTTTCTTACCTCATAAAAATGATTGCATTTATACTAATGTTCTTCCTATCCATTTTCTTTGGTCCCGATGGTATCACTTCCTTGGTCTTTGCCATTCTAAGTAATTATGTAGGACATATGGCCCTACATGATGACCTTTTTTACTTTACACCGTATGCCATTTTACATCGTTATCATCACGAAAATCATTCTCCCTTTACTTATTTTTTCAACATTTTATCGGAATTTTCTATCCTGACAGTTCTCGGGAATTTTTTTGCCTTTAATCCATGGTCTTTACTGTTTAACGCTCTCAATTATATTAGCGTTCACTACATTAACTGTAGCTGGCTACACGTAAATGAGTACCACGAGAAACATCACGCGCAAATAAATGCGAACATTGCGCCTGATATTCTAGATGCCTTATTCGGCACGAAACATGTAGACACACCTCTATGGGAAAATACTGTGCATATGATTCCAAATGTACTCGTGAATGCTCTGATCATATTTTGGTTAAAGTCACACTATAAACCGAGTTGGGATCGTATCTTTCTTTACCTATCTACAGGTCTATTTATTTGTCTTATTCTAGCGGCAACCATTATTTTAAAAAGTAAAGTATGATTCCATTTCAAACGTTGGCATCATGGTCTTTCCTTATTTTCTACTCTAGGAAAGTGGCGGTAATGGATTCGTAGCGTTCTATCCCTCGTATTATGCATGGTATAAATTCTATCCTAACAGTATGGCAAAATCAAGCATCACTGGTATAGTACTTACAGGCGTGGCTGCATACCTTGGCATTATGTTGTTTCTCATTACACTCTTTGGTGTAGGTTATTATTTGATCAAAACCTACAACAAACCAGGTACTGCTTTATTCAAAGAAATACAACCCATGCAATATGTAGGCATACTTCTTTGTACACTAGCAGTATTACCCTTTATTCAATATTTTTTTATGGGATTTTTATTTAATGCAGGGGGATCGGCCTTTTCATCCATGTTTGAATAAAATCCACTTAATGCCATGGTCCCCTTTTTACGTATGAAGCCCATGTTAGCATTAGAAATGGAAGAAAAGTTGGTGACGTTCCCTTGCCTCGTACAACCGAAACTAGACGGTATCCGATGCCTCATTTATAAAAAAGAGAACATCGTTTTCCAATCCAGACAAAATAAATTATTTGAACCGTTTCAACACCTCTTACCCGAATTGGAATCCATTTTTGATGAACATCCAAGTATAGTGCTAGACGGTGAATTATATTGTCACGGCTTGGGATTTGAAAGTGTTACCAGTATGGTGCGCCGTGCGAAGACAAGACATCCTGATGTAGAAAAGCTCGTGTACGTCATGTACGACTGCGTGGGTGAAGGTACTTATTTGGATCGTACGCGACCCATCTCTACCTTGCAGGGTAAAGTTCAATTCATTGAAACAATTGACGTTACGACGCGTTCTCAAATAGAAGATGCGCATACCCATTATACCAAGGCGGGGTATGAAGGTATCATGATACGTAGGAATGGTCCTTATAAGCACGGCCGTTCCAAAGATTTGTTAAAGTACAAGAAATTCAAGGATAGCGAATTTTTAGTCGTAGGGCATACCGTGGGAACGGGTGCTCATGCAGGTACGGCCATTTTTGTATGCCAAACGAACGAAAAGACCTTTCACGTAACCATGAATGGACCTCTTGAAAAGAGACGAGAGATGCTTACGCAGGTAGGCGACTATTATGGGAAATACTTGACGGTAAAATATCAAGAATTGTCTGCGGATGGGATACCGAGATTTCCAATTGGGTTGGGTTTTCGTATAGATTAAAAAATTGATTTGACGTAAAACATAAAAAAGTACATGGCTTTACGGTGTGCAAATCCAGATTGTGATACAAACCCATACTATAATTACAAAGGAGAACGCGCAAACTATTGTGCAAAACATAAATTAAAAGATATGATAGACGTTAAATCAAGTCATTGTATTTATAAAGATTGTAGACGTCAATCTGTTTACAATATACCCAATGAAAAGGCAAGATATTGTAGTTTACACAGAACTGAGGAAATGATAAACGTAAAGCGTATTTCAATACCAAAAACATGTGAATATCCTAGTTGTCATAAAATACCCCGATTCAATATTCCCACGAAAAAAGGTGGTGTGTATTGTGTAGACCACAAAAAATATAACATGGTAGATGTTGTAACAAAAACATGTCTCAAACCAGGATGTGATGCCTATCCAAAGTACAATGTATCATACAAAACTGGAGGGTTGTATTGTTATGAACACAAAACAAAAACCATGGTCAATATGGTTGAAAGACAATGTAGTACTCCATTTTGCACTACACGTGCACTGAAAAAATACGATTACCATTGTTTATTTTGTTTCGTACATTTGTTTCCACATAGTCCACTTACACGTAACTATAAAACCAAAGAAGCTTCCGTAACTGAGTTTGTCAAGACTACTTTTCCTCAGTATACTTGGATCACTGACAAACGCGTGCAAGATGGATGTTCACGACGTAGACCTGATCTATTACTTGATTTAGGTGACCAAGTTCTTATCATAGAAGTAGACGAGAATCAACATGCGGATTATGACTGTAGTTGTG